AAGCGCTGTTGGTCTATAATATCTACACAAAAATACTAATATGCTATTTGATTTCGACGATATCCTAATTGAACCAGAGGTCCACACGAGTATAAGATCAAGAAAAAATGTCGATGTTTTAGACGAAGGCAAGATGCTGCCTCTTTTTACTGCACCAATGGACACTGTAATAGACAACAATAATTCCAAGGTTTTTAATAATCATAAAATCTATGGAATAATTCCTAGACTTGCTATAGAATACCCACTAGATTATTTTTCAACAGATTATAAGGTTTGGTATTCTTATGGATTAGACGATTTTAAAAGAGTATTTATTGATAATAGAATATCCCTAAAAGGAAGAGAAGCAGCTTATGCACTTATAGATGTTGCAAACGGGCATATGGATATAGTTAAAGAGCTAGTTGAAGATTCTAAAAAAATCTATGGACAATCTCTTATACTTATGGTCGGTAACTGTGCAAACCCATATACATTCTTATCACTATCTAGTGCAGGTGCAGATTATGTTAGAATGGGAATAGGAAATGGTGCAGGATGTCTAACAACAGTACAAACAGGTATAGGATTCCCAATGGCATCACTAATACACGAAACTGCCAAGATTCAGACCGAAAGAAACATAAAAACAAAGATCGTTGCTGATGGGGGATTCAAAAAGTATTCAGATGTAATAAAAGCATTGGCCCTTGGAGCTGATTACGTAATGCTTGGAAGTATCTTTAATAAAGCTTTAGAAAGTTGTGGTGAAACCTATGAAGAAAATAAAGACTTCGGATCTTGGAAAGAACCAGGGGATAAAGTTGATCAATATTCTATAGATGTTCTTTTACAATTTGAGGCAGGAAGAAAATTTTTTAAGAAATTTAGAGGAATGTCTACTAAAGAGGCACAGAAAAGCTTAGGACGAAAAGAAATAAAAACATCTGAGGGAATATCTAAAATGCAACAGGTAGAATATACTTTAAGCGGATGGTGTGAGAATTTTCAAGATTATCTTAAATCTGCAATGAGTTATACTGACTGTCTGACCCTTGGTGAATTTATTGGCAAAGTCCGGTTCAATAAAATATCTAAAAATTCTTTTGATAGGTTTCATAAATAGGAAACCTTTAAAAAAACTACCATATAATAAAGAAATTGGCTTAAATGAAAAAGTTTGGAAGGTTTAATGATGTGATCAGATGGACAGCTGAGCAGATGTACGATTACTCATATGTTGTTCACACAGAGAAGTGGCAAGGAAAGGAAATCAAACATGATCCTAGATATGCTATGATCGAAACATTAAATCTTTCTTTTTCGTGTCAAATGGATCCGGACATTAAAGTTATCGGAGACCAAATTAAGCCCAATTTTGAATGGGCAGACGAGCACTTTGAGGAAAGAGTTAGCGGATATCCTCTTAATCCGCCTCCATCTCATGTTCGCTGGCCATATGCTCAGAAGAATAATTCAGAATTCGGTGGAGATGAAAAATTCTCCCACACATACCCTGAAAGGATCTGGGGAAAATATGGAGAGACTGAATCTCCAACCCGCACTACTGGATGTACATTAAAAGGAATCAGATACAATTATGGCGATTTTGCCGATGTTGTTAATCTTATGGTTAGAGAACCTTTTACTAGACAGGCATTTTTACCTATTTGGTATCCAGAGGACACCGGATCAGTTCACGGAGAAAGAGTACCTTGTACTATTGGATATCATTTTATCAGAAGAGGTAATTGGGTACATGTTGTTTACTATATAAGATCCTGCGATTTTTTCAGACATTTTAGAGACGACATTTATCTTTGTGCTAGAAAGGTATTTTGGCTTATTGAGCAGTGCAATAAAAAAGATCCTGAAAACTGGGAGGATGTTAAACCGGGTATGCTTACTATGCACATTACTTCTTTACATGCTTGGGCATCTGAAAAGCCTATGCTTAAGAATTTGATTCGATGATATATACTAGATGTTGGTACATCTAAAAGACTTTAAAAGTTTCTCTTTATTCGAAAATATAAGGATCGAAAAAATGGATCCCTCATCTTACAAGAGAGAAACTGTTACAGAATTACCCTATATGGATATTATAGGAGAAAATCGTAACAATTTTCTTAAAAAGCTAATTAAAATATCTGAGAGTCTTAATATAGATCCTAAGTGGCTTTTACACACTATATTTCACGAAAGTAGATTCGATACAAAATACCAAGACAGCATGTCAAAAGCTGTAGGACTTTTAGGCTTTATGCCATCAGTCCTTAAGAATTTTGTAAATCCAGAAACAGGAAAAAGCTATACTCCGAATGATGTCTTACAGATGTCTAATATAGATCAATTAGATTTAGTTAACGCTTTTTATAAAGCATGGTTTTCTGAAATGAATCTAAAGGGTGAGATTTCTCCCGGCGATTTCGCATCTTTAACATTTTATCCAGAGACTATAAGAAAAGATTGGAAGTGGGAATTTCCTGCTTATGTTGTAGATAAAAATATCGAGACTTTTAAAAAATTCCCTTCCGGTGGGGGAAAAACGAAGAAGGATTATTATGAATATATCGATCAGATCTTCAATAGCGGCGAAGAACAGGACGATAACAATAATTACATATTAGGTAATTTCACCGGAGCATTTGCAGATCCTAAATCCTATAGAGCTAAAAAGCCATTGGAATATTACAGAGGTATACTCGATGCAATAGAGGATCCATATTTAAATCAAGAAATACAGATGCAAGATATGGAGAACACCGAGAAGAATAAACAGGTTAACGCTAACACCGTTCCTTTAGGAGTAAATGCAGTAAAATGATGTTAAAAAGAATAAAAGACTTCGGAATAAAAGAATCACTAGAATACAGTGGGGAGGACGTAACTAGAATGCCTGTTATAGGAAAAGTTATTACTCATGCAATTGGACCATTTGACGAGGGAGAATATGAAGTGGTTGAAATAATAGAAGATCCTGAAGGGAAAGACATCTATGTATGTAATAAGTGGTATAAAGAATATAAAAGAATACCTCAAATAATTCACCAAAATTTGGTTAAAGAATATATTCCCGTTGAAAAATTTGGGAACTTTTATTAATAAGGTTATATAATAATAGAACTAGAGGTTTCTAGTCACTTCCGGGTCAACAAACCGTAGAGCTTTCAGAAATGGACGCGAAGGAAGGGGCCAAATAAAATAATCTTTATGTATTATTCAACGCCAAGCGTGACGTCGCAGTGTACTGCTAACATCACAAGAAACAGAAACAGAGCCAAAATTTATGGCGATTCCGTCTATCTAAAAGACGGAGAGAATTTCGAGATTGAGCTATTCAATCCAACCACAGCAAGGGTACTTGCAAAAATCACAATCAACGGTAAGGCAATTTCAGATTCGGGGATTGTATTAAAACCAGGAGAAAGAGTTTATCTTGAGAGATTTATTGATTCTAACAATAAATTTGTCTTTGAAACCTACGAGGTTGAAAAATCTAACGAGGCTTTAAATGCTATTGTAGATAATGGATTAATCAAGGTTGAGTTTTTTAACGAGATCACATTAAATTCGGGTTTTACCCTACAAGGATCAACAGGTTTTGGATCAACAATATCTACACTCGGTAATAATTATCAGTATACTACACAAGGTCCTATTGGTATTGTTGGAGCTAGTGGTACAATAGGATTAAATAGTATAACTAACGATTCTTATTTCAATAATTCAACACTTACTGCATCTTTTGGAGGAACAACAACGAATAATCTTTTCGTTACCACATCGATGATAAATGAATCTATCAAGGGATCTAACGCAAGTAATTCCCAAGGTATTGAAACAGGAAGGATTGAAAAGGGGGAATCTAGTAATCAATCGTTCTCAACTACTAACGGAAATTTTAGTTACTTTCCAGCAACAACAATTTCTTATAGACTACTGCCAACATCACAAAAACCAATAGAGACCTCCGAAATTAGGAACTATTGCACTGGATGTGGCTCTAGAATAAAGAAAGCGGGATGGAAATTCTGTCCTTCTTGTGGTGAAAAAATCTAAATCCTACTACACAAAAAACCCAGGAGAGATCCTGGGTTTGTAGTTTTTATAGATATCTTTCCCAGTCTTGTGCTGTTTCAGCCTGAGCTATTTCTGTATCTGTATAAGGTCTAATATTACTTAGAGGAGTTCCTTGGTAAGCCATATAAGCATCTTTAGGAACTGGAATTTGGTATTGGGGAGAAACGTTTGCAGTTCCTGTATTTCCAGTAGTTGCTGGTGTAGTTGCTATTACAGGTTTGTTCTGTGGCCCAAACATCCAATCATACGATTTTTTTGCAAATTTAACCTCTTGGGTGATTCCTCTTAAAGATTTTATCTTAGCAGGATCTGCAGCCATTTTAGTTAATTTAGCACCATTCTTAAAAACAAAGTTCTTAAGTGAAGTAATAATCTTACCAACAAAAGGACCTATGCCAGCGAATTTAGATAAAAATTTAGAGCTTTTTAGAAATCCTACAATTTTTGGGAAAAACTTAGCCACAGCATTTACTAATGGCTTTAAAATACTAGATCCTAGTGCTTTACCTTTCCCTAGAGCTTTTACCAATAAACTACCTCCTGCTCCGATATACTGCCCAAATATAGGAATTAATCCTATTGCACAAAGACCTGCTAATAAATATTCACCTTGCTTAGCATAAGAGACAAGGTTTATACCCTCTGCAACCGATCCTACACCTGGTATAAGAGCAGCAAAATCTAAAACTGTATTATACCATGCTTCCATTAAAGCTGGATCTTCTGAAGAAAGATATCTTAGTGATTCGTCTATTTGGTCTTGAGTAAAAAACATAGGTGAGCTACTTTCGAATAAGTAGTCTTCCATAGAAAGGATATTATCCATATTTTTTTTATTTTATATATCCAATTAAGGATGAAATCTTTTATATCAGTAATTATATAATTGTTATGCTTTACAGATCTAGTAAGATTTATGTAGAAGATTCTACAGTACATGGGAGAGGGGTATTTGCTTCTGATTCTATAAAGAAAGGAGAAATACTAGAAGAATGCCATTTTTTATTGGTACCGAAAGATGATCCTTATCCGCAGGTGCTCTATGAATATTTTTTTAGCTGGCCTAAAGGCGGAGACGAATTAGCTGTTTGTTTAGGATATGGAAGTATTTTTAACCATTCAGAAATTTATTTTAACGCAGATTGGGAAACAGATACCACTAAGAAGAAGATTATTTTTTTCGCAGTAAGAGATATAAATTCGGGAGAGGAAATATTTACAAATTATCAAAGATAATTTTAATAAATCCTTTTTTATAATTCGGACATTTCTCTACATTTGGATTATACAAAACAAAACAATATGGACCCAGAAGAAATAGAAAGATTACAAAACTTTGAAAAAGAAATAGATCAGATGTACGATTCACAAACTAGAAAATTATACAACTATATGGCTATCGAGGGAGCGGAAGCTTTCAAGCCAGGAAAACCTCTAAACAAATTTTTAAGTAGCGATCTTTTTGAAAGAATGATTTCACATTTCGAGTCTACTGAGGAATATGAAAAGTGTGCATATGTTCTAGATCTTTCAGTAAAAGTTAAAAGAGAATATATCCAAGAATCTCTGAAGGAATTTAACGTCTAAAAAAGAAACTTCCCAGAAATTCCCAGTATAAATAATATATGGGAAAAGGAAAGAGATATATTAAAAAATCTGCTAATGGCAGATTTTTTTTGTTTGTCGAGGAACAAGAGTATATCATTGACCATAGTAAAAAAACAAAGCTATGGCTTTCATCTCCATATCTTGTTCAAGAATCATTAAAGGATAATCCAGAAAAAACATCCCAGATAATAGAAGATCTCATAAAATGGAATGAGAGAAATCAGGATTTTGAATCCTGTTCTAAGCTTTTAGAGCTTAAAAGAAGTCTATAAAATCCTATATAATCAGTTTTTTACGAATCAAAACTGTATTTCGTGTCTATAATAATAGATTATAAAATTGTAGACAAATGAGAGAAATTTTTATTAATGAAGGGTTAATTGAGGGAAGAATGGTATGTGGATCTAAATCTCTTTATAGAGATATGTTTCCGGATAACGAGGTTTATTTTAATGCTAATATTTTTGTTTTAGGTGAAGGAAAAATATGGTATGGTGATATAGATGTTACAAATGATATCGATGCTTTACAGAGCGTTGCTGATCAAATTGGAAAGGATCTATACATTCTTAGAGAGATGGACGGAAGATTCGGAAACGAAAATTTAAGCGATCCCGAAATCATTACAAGATCAGTGTGTAAAATAATTAAATAATTTAAAATTAATATGGCTAAGAAAGAATTTTCATTTTCAGAACTTGACAAACAACTATCTAAAATAGATGGATTTGAAACCGGATCAATATTAGAAAACAACGAATTTTCGGAAGTTTCTGAATGGATCCCTACTGGTAACTACCTCTTAAATGCTCAACTATCAGGAACATTGTTCGGTGGTATAGCTAACAATAGATCTATGGGTATTGCCGGAGATCCTCAAACAGGAAAATCTTTCCTGTGTATGAATATCGTAAGAGAGGCACAGAGAAAAGATTACAACGTGATATATTGTGATACTGAAGGAGCTATCGATAAATCAGGAGCAAAAAAATTCGGTATCGATACAAATAAAGTTAGGTACCAACCTATTAAAACTATCTCCGATTTTAAAGTATTTGTTGCTAATCTAGTTGACAAAGTTAAAGCTTACAGAAAAGACGGTGCAGAGCCTAAGATTGCTCTTATTCTGGATTCATTAGGGATGCTATCTACAGATAAAGAAACTGGAGATGCTTTAAAGGGTAAGAGTGCAATGGATATGGGTATTAGATCTAAGGAGCTAAGATCTCTATTTAGGGTTATCACATTAGATCTTACTGCTGTTAAGATTCCTTTGGTCTGTACAAACCACACTACTACAGGTAACATTGGTGGATTTATGCCAACGAAAGAAGCTGCTGGTGGTGACGGACCTATATTCTCGATGAGTAATGTTATTATGCTTTCTAAAGCTCAATTAAAAGAAGGGAGTGATAATACAAGAACAGGTATTGTTGTAACATCTACTCCAAAGAAAGCAAGATTCACTAGACCATATCCAGTTAAATTCCATATCTCGTTCATGAACGGTATGAATGCTTATGTTGGTTTACAGGATTTTGTATCTTGGGAAACGTGTGGGATACAAAGAGGTAAACTCGAAGTAGATAAGAAAACTGGAGAGATGGAATTTATTCCGAATGAATCATCTCCTAGATGGGCAGTTAGACATTTAGGAAAAACTGTACCATCTACACAGATATTTACCCCAGAGGTATTTACTGATGAGGTTTTAAAAATGCTTGACGAGAAGGTTATTCAGCCACATTTTAAACTCCCTGATCTTTTTGACGAAAAAGAATTTGAAGATCTAGTTGACGGAGGACAAGAAGAAAATGTAGTTGAAGATGGAGAAGAACAAGCTTAAACTAAAATACCTTATGGGTGTTTGGAAAGATCTTCCCGAATATCCCACAAAAGAAGATGTCATTTACGAGCTTAATTCTTATCTAATAAAAGATGGAAGACCTGATGGAGAATTCTCCGATCAGACATTTAATTCTTTTTTAGAATCGGGATGGAAGAAAACTTCCCATGGAAAAATAATAAAAGAACTGATAGACACTGGAGTTTTTGAAAAGACAGAAAGAAGTATAGGAAATAAAAATTGGTATAAAATAAAGGACAACCCACATTATTAAAAAATGCAGAATCAACACTTAGAAAATATTTGGTTTAGAGCGGTAATCGAAAACCCCGCTTATATAGATGCTACTGATATTAGTTTTTTTAAGAATACTAACTATCAGGAGGTGTTTAAAGTTGTTAAATCGTTTTGGAAAAAATACCAGCAGATCCCAAGTAAAATACAAGTGAGAGAGTCTGCAAAGCTTTTAAAAATAGAGGACAAGATAACTGACACTTTGCTAGATTCTATGTGGTCCATTAATCTTGATGATTATGATCAGGACTGGTTACAACAGAATGTAGAATCTTGGGTTGAATGGAAGACTTTAGAAAAAAGCGCGGTTGATTCTATAAACTATATTAGAAGTACTGAGGTTACCCCTGATAATATCAAAGACGTTATAAACACTTATAAATCTATAGTTGTTGATAGAAATAAGGTTGACTTCTCTTTCGATATGGGTCTTAACTTTAGAGATCCTGATTCGCATAAACAGCCTAGTAATCTCACATTCTCCAGTGGATACGATTATATAGATTTCTGTTTAGGTGGTGGATTTTCTGCTAAGGGACTTTATGTTTTTCTGGGTCAGCCTAAGGTTGGTAAAACATTATGGCTCGGTAACATAGCAACGCAAGCTATTAGAGCATCAAATAATGTTGCTATAATCACTCTGGAATTAAATGACAGGAAATATATGAAGAGACTAGGATCGAATCTTCTAGGTATAAGAATGTCAGAGTATAAAGATAGCGCAGAAAATGATGCACTAATAAAAAAGAAAGTAACTAACCTAGCTTTTGAAAATCTAAGAACTCCTGGTGAATTGGTTGTAAAAGAATTCCCAACTTCACAAGCTTCTGCTATTGACGTGGAAAATTGGCTAACTAAGGTAGAGCAAATCATGGGGATGAAATTTAAAATAGTCATCATTGATTATATCAACATTATGAAGAACTGGAGAAATCCAAACTCCGAAAATACATATATGAAGATTAAGCAGATAGCTGAAGATCTTAGAGCTGCAGCACAAAGAAACCAATGGGCTATAGTTACTGCTACTCAGACAAAACAAAGCGAATTTGACGCTACAGATTTAAGTATGAACTCAGCATCGGAATCATCTGGTTTAGTCGCTACTGTCGATGGTATGTTTGGCATCATACAAGATCCTATGATGTATACAAATAATGAATATAAGCTAAAATTATTAGCAAATAGGGACGAGGGATATAAAAATTCCTACAAGAAATTTATAGTTGATTACAACTACATGAGAATATCTGAAGACCCTAATTCCCAAATAATGAATGATTAATGAAAAAACAAAAGAAACTAATCGAAGATGAGAAGGACGACTTAAACATAGATGCGGAGTTAGAGGCAGAAGATCCAAATAATAAAGAAGCCGACGAGGAGTTTGAAATCGACCCCAGTTTAGATTATAGAAGTATACAATCAATAGTTACTTATGAGGATGAGGACTACATATATGCTTGCAACTTAAACGATCGAATAAATGAGATATTCCAAGCTTCTAGATGGACTATTATAAATCCAAGTAAAAAAATTCCGAAAGATCTAATACCATTAATCTTCCAAGATATACTAAAAGATCTGGAAGGAACTGAATTTTCTATGGTTGAAAAATTTGTTGCTATTTGTGACTATACAGCGATAAATTACCAGAAGGCTTATGAATCTATTCATATGAAATATAAAGAGCTTATAGTTCAAGAAATGGATGAAAAATATGGTATTTTAGGAAGGAAAGGAATCAAAAAAATATTCTAATGGAGAGATTCTCAAAAATAAAAAGAATAATATTCATTACTGATACACATTTAGGGGTTAGAAACAATTCAAATGATTGGATAGAGATACACGAAAACTATTTTAGGAATTGGTTTATTCCTCTATGTAAAAAGATATACAGACCTGGCGATTGTCTAGTTCACCTGGGCGATGTGTATGATAGCAGACAGTCATTAAATCTTAGAGTCCTTAATCTTGGTATAGAGATATTTGAGGATCTTTCTGATATTTTTAAAGATGGTATATTCATAATATGTGGTAATCACGACATATACGGGAAGAATTCAAACGATGTTAATTCACTTAAGTCCTTAAAATGGATTCCTGGAATAAAAATATACGAGGAGCCCGAGAGTATAATCATGGGAGACAAGAAGATATTTTTAATGCCTTGGAGAAGAGATCATGATGCTGAAAGAGAAACATTAAGTAGTGTCAAAGAACAACACGATTATATGTTCTGTCATACGGATCTTAAGGGATTAATGTTTAATAAGTTCGTTAGGATAGATGCAGGACTTGAGTATTCAGATATAGACAAGTTTGACCGAGTTTACTCCGGACACATTCACTACTCACAAACTTTTGGTAAGATGAGAATGCTAGGATCGCCTTATCAATTAACTAGATCTGATACAGATAACCCTAAAGGAATAACCGTACTAGATCTTGAAACTGGATACGAGGACTATTACGATAACGATTATTCGCCAAGATTTGTTAGAATGACATTTGAAAAAGTTCTAAATTCAACTCCAGATGAGCTTAATTTGGTGTTTAATAACAATTTTATAGATATCCTAGTTGATCCAGAATTAGCGGTTAAAGCACCTCTTGGGCTTTTAACTGAGTATGTTAATCCTCCGCTTAAAATATCATTCACACCCATTACCAATAACGAAGAAGAGCTAGTTGACGAAGGGTTCCACGATTTAGAGGGTAAGAGTTTTTCTATACTAGATCTTACAAAATTATACCTCGACAAGTGTAATTATGAGGACGACAAAAAAACTAAAATATACAAAGCAATAGAGAAATTACTTCACAAGGTTTCCGTACAAGTTAAAGAAGATGAAGATCAAGAAGATTGAATGGAGAAACGTTGCTTCATACGGTAACAAAATCCAAAAATTAGAACTCCCAGAAAAAGCCGGATTGATTCAGGTATTTGGTGAGAATGGGGTAGGAAAGTCAACTATATCCGATGTTATAACATTTGGACTTTATGGTAAGTTAGAAGGGAAAAAGCTAAAAGATATTCCCAACAGATCTAATAAATCTGCTTGGATGAAGATAGAATTTGAACAGGACGGAAAGGTTTACGAGGTCGAGAGAGGATTAGAGCCTGCAGTTTTTCAGCTATCTATAAATGGAGAGGTGTATGATCAAGCAGGAAAGAGTAATGTACAGGATTATTTGAGCGATGATATCTTAAAAATCCCATATTATGTTTTTAACAATACTATATCTCTCTCAATAAACGATTTTAAAAGTTTCTTGCGAATGAGTACCGCTGATAAGAAACTTATAATTGATAAGATCTTTGGGTTCTATATCTTAAACGAGATGAGAGATATCCTGAAGGAGGAAAGTAAGAGCATAAAGTCATCGATTGACAGATTGTCTGGTGAAATATTTGCCACGGGTAGATCTATAGCAGCTTCTCAAAAAGAGCTGGAGGATTTACAAAAAAGAATAATCGAAAATTCAGGAACTGAAATAGGAAAAACCGAGGATCAATTAGAAAATTACAAAGCATTACTAGAGATACACACTGATAAAATAAAAGAGTTTAGAACTAAAGAAAACGAAATAAATCGAGCAGTAACAGATTCGTATGAAAAATACAGTGATCTCGGAGCTAAGATAAAGACATTAGATTCTAAAATAAATCTATATAATGATGATAAATGTCCAACGTGCTCTTCAGACCTTTCAACAGATTTTCATAAATCAATTTTTGATGATCTATGTAAGCTTAAAGAAAAATACGGGGAAGATCTTAAGGAGCTAAAGAAAAATTATGAATCTGCTAAGAAAGTCCAAAATAAAATAGCAGAAACTAAGAACGATCTTTTCTCTAAAGGCAGTAAAATTGAAAATGGTATAAAAACTCTAAAAGAGAAATTAAAGAGCCTTAAAACAGCTAAAAACAATGATGAGGCTAATTCTATAAGGAAGCTTCTAAGTCAAGCAAACGATGATCTATCTGAATTTAACCAAGAGAAAGCAATATTTGAAGAAAAACAGGGTTGGATAAAAACTCTAGATGAAGTTCTTAGTGAGAAAGGAGTTAAACAACTTGCAATTAAATCCATACTTCCCTCATTAAACAACGAGATTCTTAATACACTCCTGTCTTTACACTTACCATATAAGGTTGTTTTCAATGAAGAATTTAACGCTCAGATATTCCATCTAGGAGAGGAAATATCTCCACAGACTCTTTCTACTGGAGAAATGAAAAAAGTAGATTTTGCAGTCTTAGTTGCAGTTATAAAGTTAATGAAGATAAGATTCTCATCTGTTAACATTCTTTTCTTAGATGAGATATTTAGCTCGGTAGATCCAGATGGTGTGCATAGCATATTAACAACTCTTAGAAAACTCTCGGATGATCTAAGTATGAATATCTTTGTAATAAACCATGCTCCTATGCCAACTGAAATATTTGATTACAAGATCGAGATATCGAAGAAGAACAACTTTTCAGATATTAGCTTTGATAAACTATCGTAGGATATATAGATCATGGCAGAAATATATCCAGCTGGAACAGAATCTATAAGAAATCTTACTCCCACGTTTATCTATTTTTTAGTAGTTAAAGGCGATCCACTATCTGTTGGTATACCGCAAAAAGAATATTTTGTTTACAGATACAAAGTTCCGGTTTCCAAGAGTGATGGCATAGCACAATTAAGAAGCTATTTTTCATCTCTAGGAGATTCTACTATAATAGAATGCAGAGAGATTGAAGATATAGAATATGCAAATGGCCTTTTTACCCATCCTGAATATTCGGGGATTAATAGACAGCCATTAAAATTTAAAATGAGAGATATACCAATATATCTACAATCACAAATAAGGGTAATTGATCTAGAAAAGGATCCTTATCAATACGGAAGCAAACCTATAATAAGAGACAATACCGCAGTTATAATAGATAATCAATAAATATGAATTTTCTAGAGAAATATAATACAGATGATGTCTTTTTTAGAGGGATTATAATAGGACTTTTAAGTAAGTTAAACGAAACTGTTACATACGAGCAAGTAGACAGCAATCAAGAGACCACTAAGATCTATATACCATTTTTCTATTCTATGGTAGGCGATGAGCCATTCCTCCAAGATTTTTATTTGTCATACGAAGACTGTGACGGTAACCCAGCTTTTGCTGAAGGCAATTATGATGTAGTACCGAGAGGAATACTAGAATTGGGTGCAACTAGAATAGACACAGGATCTGCTACAACTAAATTCGTTAGAGGATCTTATACAAAAGAAATTGAAAAAGCAAGTGGTAGTGAGATGGTAACATATTCAGCTTACCTCTATCCAATCCCTCTAGGAATTTCAGTAAATGCTAAAATAAAAGCGGATACAACATTAGATGCTTTTAAAATACAGCAGAGTGTCCTTGAGATTCTATATAAGAGATTTGTTTATTACTTTTATTATAAAGGATTTAGAGTACCAGTTCAGGTTAGCTTGGGTGACGCTCCGCCAGATAAACAGCCAAATAATTTCCAAATGTCCTATGGATCACAGAGGGGTGAAGCAATAACTCTTAGCTTTACTATGGAATTAGAGACATATCTTCCTGATCCTGACTTAACTACTGAGAGATTTAGAGGAAATCTTATGCAGGGTGGTATAAAATTAAACGTTGAGCTAGGAACAGCACCAGAAGATAATAGCAGTATAATAAGCGGTCTTGGTATCTATGACATCAAGAAAGATATTACAGGAGCTACTGGAGCTACTGGTGAAGCACCTTCTAACCCTTAAGAATTTAAAGGAATATCCTTATCTTCATTTTTTTTCTCGTCATCTAAATTTTCTATACCAGAATCTTTAGATTTTCTGTATCCTAATAGCGTAGCTCCTATAGAAACGAATATGATAGACTGAGTAAGTATATCTATACTCTCGTCTAGAAACATTTTATCAATACACCCAAGAAAAAAACATATCCCCCCTATAAAAACAATATACAATCCAGCAGTACCACTTCCTGAGGTTTTACCGTCTGAATTTGAAGTAAGTTGGCCGAAACTAAACTTCTCCATTTGAGCTCTAAATTTTTTCATAGTGTTTTTTCTGATATATATTAAAAACATTAGCCAAAATGGCAGAAAGCCCAATAGATTTTTCGGCTATAGGAAACTATAGAATCGTATCCTGGTCAGAGCCCTTTAAAAATGTAGAATCATTTGATGGGTGGATTATAGACACAAGCGGAGAAGATCCTCCTCATATATATTTATATCTTGAATATAGGTGGAGTATCAATGGCTCAAACTGGTCCTTATGGACTGAACTTACTCAAGCTTCTATATCCGCAATTCAGGTATCACCGGAAAATCCTTTCTGGGTAGAGATAAGATTGACTGCAGTTTCTGATGAAAACTCAAGTCCATATTATCCGCCAGGAACTCCGTTAAGTCCACCTATAGTTTTACTCGACTTTGAATTGGATTTAAAATATCTTACTGTAGACCCAAGGAGCTTAATGACTAATCCTCCCGCTCCTCTTTGTAGTAAGGAGCTCACTAACTATCCTATAGTATTTTCTGATTGTAACTTTACGTTCAGACCTTATGACATCAACAGGTCTATAAATATGTACCAAGATTTAAGCAAAATAGTAAACAACGTATTCGGTCACGAGGTGGTTTATTATTCTGTTCAGCCACAAGGAAGAGGAAAAGACGTTGTTTTAAAGGAATACAATTTATTTGATGTAGTAGATGAGAAATGTGTTAAGGTTATGGTTCCAAACAACCAGTTTCCAGATGCTTCTTTAACTTTCGATTCATGGGGATTAAATTTTAACCAGCCTTTTGAAATACACATTGATAGAAAATACTTCGAAGGAATTTTTGGTAAGGGCTCACAACCAAGAAAAAGAGATATTATATACTTCCCAATAACTAATAGAATTTATCAGATAGATTCTATGTACGTCTTCAGGGATATAAATAACTATCCTGTTTATTTTAAAATCCAATTAACTAAATATGAGGTTAAGAAAAACACAACTTTTCTTAACCCAGAAGCTGAAACAGCTCTCCTAGATTACACAGTTAACACTAAGGATCTGTTCGGAGAAGAGGTAAAAAATGAGGAAATCGAATTAACTAAACCACAGCAATATGCGGTAACTTCACAGAGAAGATTAGAGGATCCGATAAGATCCTATATAAATAAGGATCTACCTATAATAGAATACGATTTAAACAATAACTGGACCATAGTATTTAACAATTATTATGATCTGGATAAGATATTTACAGATGCTCAAGGACAGGTAGATCCGGTCTCTCCTGCACTTCTAGTAATTGAAAGAGATGCGGTGAGATGGAAAGCAGACCCGGTCTTAACAGCTAACGAGGAGAGATCTTTTATGTGCTGGTTTAGAGTTAGAAACTATCTCGACAGAAGCAAACTTGTCCCTAAACCCGCTCCAAAAGTACCTATAACTATAGACAACATAGGAACGGGTGAAATAACATACAGCACTTATCCCATAGTTCATAAACTATCTATGGGAGAGAATCCGAATGGATTTGTTTCTATCCTAGCAGATGGATCTAGATCTGGAGGATTTGAACTATTGGAAGTTGTTGATGCTTACAGATTTAAGATAAAAGACGAGGGAGCACCAGCTCCAGCAAGTACTGCCGGATGGAAAATGCAAAAAGCACAGGCAAGAATACTATTTGATGGATATTACAACGGATCTGGTTTGTTGATAGATTTTATATGGAGCGGATCTAATCAGGTTACTAGTCCTACAGATAACAACTATTTACAAACAGGAAGTTTCAGATTCAGGATAAATAACTTAGAAGTATCATCGCCATTTGGAGCAGGGATAACTAGCACCTTGGGCGAATTTATTCCTACTTCTGACGATTGGTATGGATTTGTATTTAATTTTTCTAACATATTCAGACAATATTCAATGAAGATCTGGAGACTAACATACGATCCTGATAATCCAACAACACAAACATCAGATCTAAGCTTAGTTCACTCATTAGACGGGGTAACGACACAGGCTTATACATTTGATATACCCCCAGTAATAGAAGAGGATTACGATAGTCCTTTCTACGGAACAAATAATTATTCATATAAAACAAGATCTTGTCCACTATGGGCTACTAACTATAGATTTTTTAAACAAATGGTAGAGGAAGAAAAGCAATCAACTATGTTAAATCAAAACATAGTAGGAGATGCTCAGCTGGGTATTATTATAGATAATGCTAAGCCAGTATTGAAACTTCCTAAAGTTGCCAGAAACAGATAATTTATGCCAAGAAGAAAACCAAAAACCCCTAATTTATCCAAGGAGCAAGAACTTAATCTCAAGGATAAACTTGATAGTATAATTTTAGCAGATGAAATGTTGTCTGGGTTAAACACCCCAGATATACCGCCTATAAAGCCACACAGAGAACTTAAAGTTGACGTTGTTAAAAGCGAAGTGGAAATGGAAGCTAGAGCTATACTTGATTCATTATCAAGGTTTTATAACGATGTTGAAAATATTTCAGAGGATTCATACATTAAACATAAACAAAAAATAGATGCCATGAGTATCTCTACTATGGCATTTCAAATAAGAACAGCACAGCACGCCATAGCTAAGCTTATTGAGGAAATAGATTCAGGAAGGGTAGAACCTAGACTTTTTGAAGTTTTAGCTCAATTACAGAATCAGGTAATGCAAATGCCTAAAAATTTCTCCTCTTATATGACTCAGATGGAGAAAAATTATAAGCAGCTCAAGAGTGAATCCGAAGAAATAAAGAATGGATCTGATATACAGTTTGATGAAAATGGAAATATAATACAGTCAAAAGAAAACGAGGATCTATTAAAAGCAAGAGGAACAAGGAGCTTAATGGAGAACCTACAGAATGCTATGAAAGGAGGAAGTTTAGTTAAGGATGCTGAAATAGTAAAAAACGATCCACCAGACGATAATCTAATAAACCCGAGAACAAAATTCGGGGGAACATCAGATCTTCTTGGCGGAGAAGATGATATAGATTTTGAAATAGAGGACGACATATTTGAATAATTATGAGTGTCAAAGAAGAAAGATCCAGTAATTTCTGGTCTACGGCTAAGGTCGACAAGTTAATATACGATGCGGAAGAAAATGGAATAGATTACAAGGATGTAGATAATCCATTCCATGAAAACGACCCAGAACTTAGAAAGGGAAATATACTTTTCGAATACACGGAATGGGAATTAGAGGAAATAAAGAAATGTGCAGAGGACGTTGTTTATTTCGCCAATACTTATTGTCATGTTATGACCGATGAGGGCATTAGACAGATATTACTTCGTGACTATCAAATACAAATTCTGAACCAGTACCAACACCATCGAAAAAATGTGTTCGTATCACCTAGGCAATCCGGTAAAACCATTACCTCATCAATATTTCTTCTCTGGTATCTTCTTTTTAATTTTGAAAAAAATGCCATGATTATGGCGAATATCGGGGATACAGCTGCGGAGTTGATGGATAAGATAAAGGTTATTATGAAAGGATTACCTTTCTTTTTAAAGCCAGGATTGGTTGTTTATAACGTTATGACCATGAAATACGACAATGGTTGTAGGATAATGGCAAAAACAACAACTAAAACATCTTCTATCGGTTATACGATTCACATGTTATACATGGATGAGTTTGCTCATATTAACCCTAACTTTATAAATCAATTCTTTAAATCAGTATATCCTACCATATCATCATCACAAATAGCCCGTGTTATTATCACATCCACTCCTAACGGAATGAACAAATTTTGGGAAATATACAAGGGTGCGATCGAGGGAGAAAACGAATTTAACCCAATTAGAGTTGAATGGTGGCAGGTACCAGGAAGAGACGAGGAATGGAAGAGAAAAGAAATAGCAGCACTAGGATCGGAGGAAGACTTTAATCAAGAATACGGATGTCAGTTCCTATCTTCTTCCCGATTACTACTAGATTCAAACACATTAAAGAGATTAAAAAGTACGGAACAACAATTCGTTTTTCACGAATTATGGCCATTTGAGAATAGTCCAATAGATTATTCAGGACTTTTATGGCATCCTAAGTTTGATCCGGCATCCATATTCGAAAAAGATGGTCAGAAGTTCTATATCTCTATAGATACTGCGAGTGGTGGAGGTGGAGACTATTCAGTTGCAAACATTTTTAAGGTTGCTCCTATGCCATCTAATGTTATAAAAAATAAAAGATTTTTTGAAGACGAAAGCGATTTCTTCTGTTTATTACAAATTGGTATATTTAGATCTAATGTTATCGAAATAGATGAATTTAAAGCTTTCTTAGAGATACTAATAACTGGTGTTCTTGGAGTAGATAATACTAGGATAGTGTTAGAGCTTGATCATAAAGGAGAAATGCTTATGGACAAGCTTTTGGATTGTGACGATTTCTTTGATGAGATGTTTGTTTATACTAAACATTCAGAGGCAACAACTAAATTAAAACCAGGGGTTAAACTCACGGTTAAAAACAAGGAAAAATTTTGCTACGATCTAAAAATAAATGCGAGAGGGTACAAAATTATACCATCAAATAAAAACGGTATTCATGAATTAGCTAACTTCGGTATAAATCCGAATGGAAGTTTCTCTAGTCAAATAGGTAAAGACGACGAAGCAATGACTTTAGTTAATTTAAATTGTGTTTTTGACAATGGAGATTTCCAAGAGACAGTAATGGATCTCTATGATATAATACCAGAAAAGTTCAGAAAACTGATAGAAGAAAGGCTTTTAGAAAATGCAGAAGCTGCACAAAATAAAACTAGTGATCTATCAAACTATACTTTCTTAAACGGACTCCTTGATTCTTGAAGGAAGAATGATATATAGATAGAAAAAGAAGTAAGAGGTTAACTTCTTAAATATAAATAAAAATTAAAAATGGCAAAACAAGTCAAACTTGATTTATCCCAATTTAAAGCATCTGGTGTTTATACTCTAGAATTTGATGCTAGTGAGAATATCATTATAAACCCATCAACGATTAGATTAGTTGTTGGTTATTCCACTATCGGACCTTTCAATACGCCAGTTTATTGTCCGGATATAACGACTTTCCAATCAGTATTTGGAGATATAGACAAATCTATGGAGAAAAAAGGATCTTTCTTCCACAGATCTTCACTAGTTTGTTTACAAAGCGGACCTATATTTGCACTTAATTTAAGACTTTTAAATAATTCAGTAGACGAGAACGGTGATCCTGACTATGCGGCAGGTGCAGACGTTGCTAGATATAGAGCATTCTCTATGGATACTGAAGAGCAAAATGGTGCAAATGCAACAGGAGCTTACTCTGATCCTCTTACTAAACAAGATAAATTATTATCCTCTTACTACAACAAAGAGAAGTTCTGGTTCCCAGATACTACATATTTACTAGCTACAGAGGACACATCTGGGTCACAACCTGACTCTAGAAAATTATTTAGTATAGTTAACCTAGGACAAAATCCGGTCAGTATTATAGTTAGAAAATCTCTTGACTCAAGATTCCCATTAAAAGGATTCGACATCACAGCAAGAGAATATTTCGGAGCTGATAACGTTCCTTCTTATATGAACCAGTATGATTATCTTTCTGATTGGTTTATAGACGTTATAGTTATAAGCGGAAATTGGACAGACTACCAAGCACTAGCAAACGATCCTATCTATAGTGCATACTTTACTTCCAAAGGATTTATCAAATCACAAATAGATAATTTCTTAGCATTGGATGGTATTAATTTAGTACTTACAACTACTGGTACTGTAATCCCTAACTTCGTTGATCAAAATGGTACTCTAAGATACATTCAAACTTTAATTAACAACCAGACACCTACTACAGGTATCTTCTGTGCAGTTAATGAAGAAGCTTTAGATGATTTAGTAGATAACTCATCAGTATTTGACTTAGTTGGACATCACTTAGTAGATGAAATAGGACCAGATGCAGATATAACAGCTGTACCAAAAAATCTTAATTTCTTATCTTATAGTCAAAATTTATTTGCTGACTACACATACTACAGAAACGTAGACGGAGCAACAGGTGGTACTGAAATACAAGACGACCTTTCTCCATCTAACCCAGGAATGGATATACTTCCAGAAACTGGTACTCTTCTTTTAGATACGTTGTATAATGCAACTGGAGATGCTGGTATCCCTACAAGTTTATGGGATTCTTACAATTCTACAGCTAGAGACGGAGGAGCTATTTATATCGATACTTTATTTACATCATCAACTCTTCACGACGATCAAATAACTACGTTGGATGAATTCGTATCTGTTTCTAATGATGCACCTGCGGATAGATGGGTATTAGGAAAAGTAACTTCCAACTTACCAACTCCTGGTTATCTAGGATTCTACGAGGGTGATTTAGTTAAATTAAGAATCGTTGAAGCTAAATTTATTACTAATTCAACTTTACCAACTGGTGTTAGACAACAGGTCAGACTAAGATTAAAACATCCTCTTGTTGGTTCTACAGCAGCTACAACATATGTTGAACCATACGATTTAACAAATAAGAGTAGCGCAGCAGCTTATCAAATTGGTACTCCGGATTATTTTGATAACGATGACGTTTACTTCTCTCCTGATATCCCAGTAGGAACAGATTCTTACTTAGCATACGAAAACTCTTCTATGTATAGAGACTGGGTTACCGGTAATATCGGTGATGGCGATACGGATTGGAAAGACGATTCAGGATCTTTATTACAGTATCTAAAATTTGAGGTTAATGTAGACCGAGATGGATACAACATCCTAGTTTGTAGAGCTTATGGAGATGACACATTCACAACTCCTGAAGCTATAGCAACGTGGGATACAACTTACGTAAGCTCACTTCCGGTTGGAACTAATCTAACAACAGGAGAAAGCTTCAATATAGTATCTACTAAAGGTAATATAAGCGATTATGTTGATATTATAACTCAGTTACAGCCTAACATTATAGAAATAACAACTGCGGTTGCTAATTCTTCAGCAATAAAGGTTGGAGATCTACTAGTATCTACAGACACACAGATCTATGATAATCCATTAACTGAAAATCTTCAGTCAAGATTAACTAGAGTACTGGAAGTTAAAACTGTAGCTTCTGCGACATCTCCTGGGGTTTACACGGTACAGGTTAAAACTGAAAGACCGATTCAACTATACCCTGGAGTAACTACTAGAGTTTGGAAATTTAAAAATATCCAAGAGTTTGTTACTACGTTTAATTTCACTTATTTACCTGGTGCAGACATTAAGGCAGCTTCTATGCCTAATGGAACTGACACAAGAATGAATGCTATCTTAAACGTACTTACTAACACAAACCTTGCTAGAACATTAGCGGACACAGACGTAATTACTTTCAGATACATTATCGATACATTCGATGGAGGTATACAGCCTAACTGTAAATATCAGCTTACTAGACTTGCTAAAAACAGACAAAAATGTTTAGCAATATGTAACCTCCCTTCAATGAAGAAATTCTCAGAGTCAGTAGATCCTAGATTTACTTCGGCTCCTACTGCAACTGATCCAGCACCACTTTTACAAGCTAGATACATTGCAGACGGAGGTAACCTAAGTTTAAATCCTTCATTTACTTTCTCATTACCTGATGAGGATCTTGGAGCTAAATTCTCTGGTTTCTTTGCGCCTTTCTTAACTATTAGAGAGAACAACAAGAACTTGAACGTTCCTCCAGCACCATACGTTTCGAATAACTTTATCCGTAAGTTTATTACAGGAGAACCTTATTCAATAGTGGCAGGTCTTAAGAGAGGTATTATATCAGCTGGTAACTTAGTAGGACTAGAGTATGATTTCGATCTACAAGACAGAGAATACTTAGAGCCATTTGGTATTAACCCAATCATCAGAAAAAGAGGGGTTGGTATTGTTATCTACGGTAACCAAACTAGCTACCAAAGAACAAACTCAGCATTCAACAACTTACACGTTAGAGACCTTCTAATTACTGTTGAAACTGCAATAGAGGATATCCTTTCTAACTACGTTTTCGATTTCAACGAAGATAACGTTAGACTTGAGATCAAGACTTTGGTAGACAACTACTTATCTGGAGTAAGATCTGTTGGAGGAGTTTACAACTACCTTACTATTATGGACTCTTCAAACAATACACCTGCAATCATCGATCAAAACATCGGTATAATCGACGTTATTATCGAGCCTGCAAGAGGTATTCACAAGTTCATCAATAGAATGACAGTTACTAGAACAGGAGGTATATCTTCTGGAGGATTTATACAATTCAGCTAATGATTTTGAGTATAATTCTCTAATGTAAATATATAAAATAAAAACATGGCAGGATTACCACATTATACGAGTTCTAAGGCTTCGGTTAACAAATTCGAACCGATTTTCCTCAACCAGTTTGAGGTTACCATTACTCCGCCAACGGCTATTCCAGTACAAGCTGGAAACCCTGGCGCAGCTAATATATTATTGGAACAAGTTACTAGAGTATCAGGTCTTCAAGTAGATCAAAATGCTGGAGAGATCACACAGCAATACAAATTTGCTAAAAGATACTACTCTGGTGCTGCTCCTCAAAGAACTGGTTTAGATGTTGACATAGAATTTGAAATTAACCTTAACGAGAATAATTCGATGTATGTTTTTAAAACATTACGTCAATGGTCTGATTTAATTTACAATCCTCTTACTGGGGCAATGGGACTTAAGAAAGACTATACAGGTAATATACTCGTTAACGTTTTCAACAAACAAGGAGATATCTTTAGAAAAATAAACCTAAGAGATTGTTTCCCAATGACTCCAATACCAGAAATGGCATTAAACTACACACAAACTTCAATCTACAAATTGAATTTAACTTGGGCAGTTGACTATTTCGACGACGTATTTATATAAAAAAATAAAAAATGGCAGGATTACCACATTTTACAGCATCAAAAGCAGCAGTACAATTATACGAACCGGTATATCTTAACCAGTTTGAGGTTATAATACAGCCTCCAGTTGGTGTTGCTTTAGAACAAGGGAACGGAGGAAGAACTCTTTTAGTAGAAAACGTGCTTTCAGTTTCTGGATTAGCAGTTGATAAAAACCCAGGTATAGCGGAGCAAAGATATAAATTCGCTAGAAGAAGATACGCTGCAGGTGCAGTTGATGATACTGGTGTTAAGGTTAGGATTGAATTTGAAACAAACCTTAACGACAACAATAGCAACTATGTATTTAAGGCATTAAGACAGTGGTCAGATTTAATATACAACCCTCTAACAGGAGCAACTGGTATTAAATCAACTTACGCAGGAGGAACTTATATACTAATTTCTATATTCAATAAACAAGGAGACGTTTTCAGAAGAATTAAATTAGTAAACTGCTTCCCCGTAGATCAGATTAAATCACTGGATTTGGATTATACTAACGGTACAACACCTTATAAGATCCCACTATCTTTTAGAGCGGATTATTTCGAAGACGTTTTTAATTAATTTTATCTTTACCAATATATAAATGGAGGCTCAACAAAGTCTCCATTTTTTGTTTTTGGTTAAAACTTAAAATGTTAAATTAAAATAACATGGACGACGATCGTGAACCAGAAAAGAAGAATAAGAATGGCTTCAGTGTGTTTAGTCTTAGCAACTTTCTTCAATCCCTTCGGATTCGATATCCTTTTTGCAGCAATAATGAGATGGACGAATTCCTACTGGCATACAGTAGCAATTTTTTACTTCCTTTCGGGTGTTTTCTTTGGGCTTTATTTCTTTTTGTCATCAAATAAGAAACTAAAATCAAAAGATTAGTAAAATGAGATATAAGAAAACCTATGACAGATAATATAAATGACGAATTACTAGGTCAGCTTAGCCAAAGAGAAGCTGCTTCTAGATTTGAGTATGATCAAGATCCTGATGTTGCTGGATACGAAATACCAAATTGGATTCAGAATGAAACAATGCCAAAAAATCCAGCTACTCCTAACCAGACTCAACCACAGTCTAATAACTTAGGTAAGGCTAATGTTTCTAGAACACCTCTAGGCATGGAATCAGAATGGAAGAATATACCCGCAGAAAATCTTCCTTCCAAAGGATTTGGATATCCGCCAGGATTCGAAATTGCCATAAAAGCTGCAGAGGTTAGAGAAATAAGACAATTCTCAACAGTTGATGAAAATGATAGGATAGATCTTGACGACAAATTAAATTCTATACTTGCTAAGTGTATGAAGATAAGATGGAACGGCGGATTTCTAGAGTCTTTTGATCTTTGGTACGAGGATAGATTTTACATAATAATGTCAATCCGAGACGTCACTTTTATCAGAGGCGAGAATAAAATATTATTACCAGTAACAAAAAATTGTAAGAGAGAAGACTGCGATGTTCCAGATATGATAGAGCTAAGATCTAATTTATTAGATAGCTTTGTTGTTGACCAAGAAATACTTAAAAGATATAGTACGGAATCTTACTCTTTTAAATTTATACCGAAAGACGGAACACCAGAACTGAACCTTTATATTCCTACAGTTGGAGTAACGACTATCTGTAGAAAAATCATAGCAGAAAAAAGAAGGAGAGGAAAAAAATTCGACGAGAGTTTTGCTAAGGTTGCTACATTTATAATTCCAGATTGGAGAGGATTGGACGAGTCTTTATATGACCAATACGAGAGAGCATCACTTGATTGGACTCCAATACAATTTTCAATAGCAGATCAAATAACGGAGAAGATCAACTTCGCAACAAAATCTAGGATCTATAGTAAATGTGAAAGCTGTGAGGGGGAGGTCACAGCTGATATATCATTTCCCGGAGGGTACAGATCTCTTTTCGTTATTTCAGATATCTTTAGCCAATTACTTTAATATAAAGTTCAGGCTATGGGAGGAGTTCAAATTATCTATAGATCTTTTAGAATCAATGCCCTTTTATGAGTATCAGATATTTATAGACAAGTTAAACGAAAAAATAGAAAAAGAAAATAAGAGAATAGAACAAGGAAACTTAGTAGAAGCATTCTCGTTTAAAAACCCAAAAAGATAACATTTTTGGGTTTTTAGGTATATAAATAAAAAATATTTTGGCAGGAGAAACAGGAACACAAGGAGCAGCAGGATCGGAATTTCCGGTTTTCAAATCATCCGAAGGAGCTTTCGATAGAGCAAAGTACGAGGAGCAAGATAAGGCAAGGATAGTATCAGATGGAATAACTGCGCGTTCTACTGGAAAAGAAATAGACGAGGATCTAGTAAAGAAAAAAAAATCAGCGGATCAAGTTATAAAAGAAGCTAATAAATTTTACGACGATTCATTTCAAAAAAACGTAAAAGGATTAGATCCTGCTTATGATCCAAGCCTTATCTATTATTCAGAAGCTTATTCAGATGGAGGATTAAATAAAAACAAAATACGAAGGAAATTAGAAAAAGGAGAAACTATAGACGGCAAGGAGATTTTTGAAATGTCTAAGCAAGCTGCCGAAAATAAAATAAGTAATGCCAAGGTTCTTAAAGATGGTAGAGTTACTGATATAGTAGAAAATTTAGGCTTAAAAGATGTAAAGCAATTAGATCTATACGAGGATGTAAAAAGTGATTTTGATAGTAAGATAAAGGACGAAAAAATTAAATTTGAGCCACTTCTTGATAATTTTGCTAAGGTGCTACACTATTTTAGTGTTAAGGATTCATTTATGGCTAGTCAATATGCTCCTATTTTATATACTCCTGAAAATATGGCTATAATTTCTGCTTTAGGAAAAGTTCTAGAAGCTGAAGGATTTACCAATGAGAGTGTTACTAAAATGGCAAAAGCATATGATGATAACATAAAAAAGCTAATAGAAAAAAAAGAAGGAAAAAAAGCTGAGGATATAATAAAAGAAGCTGGAGAAGAGGCAAAGAAAGAAGGAGAAGCTAAAGTAGAAGAGCAAAAATTAGATGAGAAAAGCACACCAGCTCCTACCGGTCCTACCGGAGAAGGTGCTAAGCCATTAGAGGGAACACAAGAGACTCAAACGGGGGTAACAGGAGCATCTACAACAGCATCCACTACTACTACAACAGAAACATTAACAACTGTAACATCAACTACCGGTCCTACCGGTCCTACCGGGTCACAAGAGCCATCAAAAGTTGAAGGAGCAAAAACATCAACAACTGGTACAACTGGATCTAAACCGGTAACATCATCAGACGTTACAAAAAGACAAGAGGACCTATTATCATCTCTATTTGGTATAAAGTTCGCAGAATCTGGTACTGGTGCAACAGGACCAACAGGGGGTACCGAAACTACACCGAAAAAAAAGAAAGAGGAAACTACTCTAGAAAAAAAGGTAGAGGAGAAAAAAACCGAAACGGCTCAAAACACGACAACCACACCGACTACATCGACCACAGAGACCAAGCTGGAGGAGAAAATTTCATCAAATAATCAAACAGAAAATGAAACTTCCTCAGTAAATACTCCTATAAAAGAAACAGAACAACAAAACTTATCTAGTGTAATATCTCCAGAAAAAGAGAGCACTGATATGGATAAAAATAATACAGAGGGAAATAAGGGAACAACAACTACAACAACAGAGACAAAAACAACAGAGACAAAAACTGAGGGAGGAGAAGGGGGTACATCATCCGCATCTAGTTTAGAAACAAATAAAACATCAGAGGATAAAGCAGCAACGGAGGAAAAACAAAAGGCTGATAAGGAAATGGCAGACGACATAAAATCTATGGTAAATCTGCTTACTCAATTAAACAGCACTTTACAAAATCCTCTTATGGTTATTCCAAACGGAAAAAAATTCAACTAGGGGGATTTACTTTTTAAAACCAATTTTATATATTTGTAATAAATAAACCTAAATAATAAATTATGAGTAAAAACTATGAAATTACCAAGGAACTGAGAGAGACTTTAGTCAAGTTCATTAGTATGTATGGAGGCTACAAAGAATGTTTGGATCTTTTAGAAAATCAGGAAAAATCGGAATTTAACGAAGAAGAAGTAAACAAAATACTAAATCTCCTAGGAGTGTTTAGACTTATGGATACATTCCATATTGTAGAGCGCTTTAAAATCGAAGTCACACCACTAAAAAGCGCTGAATCTGATGAGCAATCAGAACCTACCGAAGAAAAAGCAGGATAAGATAGATTCCCTATATTTGAGAATGGCCAAAGTTTGGTCGGAGAATTCACACTGCAATAGAAATAAGGTAGGTTGTTTAATAGTAAAAGATCGCCAAATAATATCTGACGGTTATAACGGAACCCCCTCTGGATTTTCCAATGAATGTGAGGACTGCGACAATAATACTTTTCCTATAGTATTACACGCAGAAGCTAATGCCATAACAAAAATAGCTAAGAGCACTAATAGTGCCGAAGGATCTACACTTTACGTGACACTATCCCCTTGTTTTGATTGTGCTAAATTAATCATACAAGCGGGAATAAAGAGAATTGTTTATTCTGAAACTTACAGAAATACCGATTCTTTTAAACTTTTCGAAGAGGCAGGAATAGAAATAAGAAAATTGGAAATTTAAAAAAGATATTAAAATGGCAGTAAAAAACATACAAGAATTGGCAGAGAGTTTTATGAGGACATCATCGGAGAAAGACTTCGTTGAATTATATAAAAGAATTAAACCCGGACTATTAAATCACTGTAAGTCCATACTAATAGAGCAAGAAGCTGCAGAGGATGCTGTTTCCAATACTATGGCTAAGATATGGACTAAGATATCACAGTATGATCCAACAAGAGGGAATTTCTCTACTTGGGTTTATAACATAGCAAGAAATGAATCCCTTGGTATAAAGAAAAACGAGGACCGGTATTTACCAATGATACATGAAGTGGTAAGGAATAACGACGAAAATGATGATAGCTCTTATCCAACTATAACATCGTCTCCAGTTACTCTAGAAGCAGAGTTTGACTACGTTAATGTTGATAATGACGAGATGGAGGACCTATACGATAACGTTGTAGAAAAAATGAAGGATCTTCCTGAGATCTACAAAGACATCCTTTTCGATCGTGAAATACTAGGAATGAGATATCAGGAAATAGCTGATAAGTATGGTATGAAGAAAAGAGCTATTGCTACCAGAATTAGAAGAGCTAGACTAAAAGTTAGAGAGATGTTTCCTGGTGTTAATTTAACTTTTAACGATTGATGTAACTTTTTTCAATAGGTAAAATATAATTGATATGAATTATCCTTTTAAAAGAGTTATAAACGATATTAGGAACTATTTCTTTATAAGGAAAACAATAAAGAAAAATATTTCTAGCATAGATTGGGAGAAAAATAAGCTCCGCGTAGATTGGATTGGGAGAATATACACCGTTGTTAATCTCCCACCAGAAGTTATCTATTCACCAGATTCACCTGAGGAAATCAGACCAGCGTATGTTCTGGAGGAATCTAGACCGATAAATGAATATCTAACCAGTCTTAATCTACAAGAGGTAATAATGCCGGAGATAAGTCCGATACCAAATTCCATCTCTTATCTTATTATATACAGGCCTTATTTCCAAAGGCTATCAGTTAGGTGGTTAATCTATAGGATAATACTTATTCTTCTACTAATTTGGCTTCAATACAAATTCGGATTTATAAGCTGGATTTTTAGTGGTATTAAATACATGATTGATGTTATCTTCTGATATACAAATAAATCGACAAGCATTCCCTTGGGGAAGAGCTTATGTGGTAGAAGGAGCTGGTGAAGCTCCTTTAATTTTACCCTCAGTCACTACTATATTAAAATTAGTAAAGAACGAGAAGTACGAAAAATTAAAGGAGCAATTTGGAGAGGATCGATGGAATAAAATACTCTATGATGCAGCAGAAAGGGGAACAGTAATGCACAGAATGTTAGAACTGTTTCTTCTTGAGTGGGCTAAGGAAAAAGACGTAGATAGATCCTTAAAAAAAGCACAAATATTTGCTATAGAAGAATCTAGAAGAGACGACGGAAAGTATGCTAAATACGTAAACAAAGGAAGAGATCTATTCTGGAATTTTTACCATACTAATTTTTGGGAAAGTATAGAGGAAGTTGTAGACAACGAAGCTTTCTTATATACAACTTTCAAGGGAGGTTGGGCAGGAGCTTGTGATTTTGTTTATAGGGATAAGGCATACAACTTGATAGTTGATGATTTTAAATCTTCAACATCTCTAAAAGATGAGGAAGACATATTAAGCTATAAATTACAAATCTCAGCATATATGTTTATGTGTGCTGAAAAATACGGTGAAGTCCCTAAGCAAGGAAGAATTAGGATAGCAAATGAACAAACATCAGATATACAAACATTTATTGTTCACGATTACGAACTGAAAGAATATCTTGGTCAGTTTATAGAACTTGCTAAAAAATTCAGAGAAATTTACGGAATATAGGAAACTTAATTGATTCTATCTGTATAAAAAATAAAAAAAATGAGTTCGCTAGGAATTAATTATAAAAAAGCTTTAATAAAAAAATACGAATTTCAGATGGAAGAAGCGAAAGCAAATCTTTCCCTTTATTTTTCTAGCACCAACTTAGCTGCTATAGGTGAACATTCGGATCTTTTAGCTGAGCATGACAGATGGGTAGAACAATATGCTAATGCTAAAGATAAGCTTGAAGCATTATTGGACTTATACGAAAACGAAAACTAAATAAAAACAAATAAAAATGGCAAACAAAAAACCAAAAGAATTAAACGAAGATCAAAACGAAGCGGTTCTTGAAAAATTTATCAGCAACGTAGATCAAGAAAAAGTTGAGAGCATAAGAAAAGATCTAGAAGGTTACAAAAATAGTCTTAAAGACAAAGAATACGCCGTTTCTATGGATAAAGATCTATTAAGAAGATTTGAGCAATTCATGAGAGAAGATGTTGAATGGAGATCTAAAGAGGCATTAGGAGTAATGGAGATCTTAAAAAGAATCGACTCAATAAAAAAAGAAGGCATTAAAGACGGAGTAGCTTATCTAACAAATCTAGAAGTTGAAGCTTCGCACTACTTCCTAATGAAATGGGCAGGAAAAGGGGAGTCGGAAATTAGTAATTTCATCTCACTTTGGAAAACATTCGAAGAAACCCTTACTCTTATTCAACAGGACAATATTGTTTTGAAAGATCTAGAGAAACAACTTGCAGCAGCAGAACAGGGAATTGAATTAGAATAATATTTCCATAAATATATAATAAAAGACTGGCGCTAATGTGTCAGTCTTTTTTGTGGAGATATATAGCTAGATATGAAAAAGAAATTATTACCCTGGATAATCGCTTTATCTGCACTTACAGTTTCTGGATCTGCAGCTTTTTATTCTGTATCTGGACTAGGAAAAATGTTTGCCGGTGCAGCATTACAAGTAATGATATTAGCAGGAAGCCTAGAATTTGCTAAATTAGTAACAGCTTCTTTACTCTACCAATATTGGAAAAAGCTTAATTTGGGATTAAAGCTTTATCTTTCAATAGCAACCTTAATACTGATAGTAATAACATCTGCAGGGATTTATGGATTTTTATCCTCAGCTTACCAAGAAACATCGTTCAAGGTGCAAAACCAGGATAAGAATATCGAGATTCTAGATAAAAATATATCCATAATACAAGGAGAGATAAAGAATTTTGAATCTCAGGTAAAACAAAAGAACGATAGGATAATACAGCTAACTTCTATAAGAACAAATCTTCAATCAACACAAGATGTATTGATAGAAAAATCAAAGTCTACTAATGCAGTTAGACAACAGATAAAGGATGTCGATTCGGAGATAAAAAGAATGGATTCGGAGGTTTCTGTATTAAATGATTCCATATCTTCAAAAAACACAAGAATATCTTCCATAGAGAAACAAAAACTAGATGTTTCCTCAGATTCAGATCTAGCTAGGGAAGTTGGCCCTTTAAAATATATTGCTGAGCTAACAGGAAAAGATATAGACTCCGTGGTTAACTGGTACATAATCGTGCTGATGCTAGTTTTTGACCCTTTAGCCATTGCATTAGTAATAGCAGCAAATTTTGCTTTTGAAATAAATGAGCCAAAAAAAGAAGAAGAAATGGAAGAAAAAGAAAATAAAAAGCCTGGTAAAATTAAATCACTATGGAATAGAATAACTTTGTTTAATAAAAAAAAAGAAACATTAAACAAAACAGAAGGAACATCCGTGTCACCTAACCAGGAAGTATCTATTTTGTTTAAGGAAAATCCAGAAACATTAAACAAAGAGGAAATACCAGCTGAATACGATCAATTGGTACAGGAAGAACCTAATAATAATATCGAAGAAAAAGAATCAAATCCAGAATCGAATAACAATAAAAAAGAGGATACATATAGTAAAGATACACCAACAAAATTTGATAAATCACAAAGGGAAAGATTTAGAGGAAATCCTGATTCAATGGAATCTCGAAAAAGCTTTAGAAATAACCCAGGAGATGAGAATCCAATTAATTTAAGATGATTAAACCAGTTTACACTACCAATCAGAAGTACATAGAGCATTTGGATTGTAATCCTGGCGTTTATCGTATGGTATATTTTCAGAGCTGTAACCTAGATATCAAGGAGGGATCCAATATACTAGCAAGTGTTTCTTTGTGTGACTTTAAGCTTGAATCTCTTGGAAATTCCGAACTAGGCGGATGCGGTGGGTCACTTAAAAGAAACATAACGTTATCCCCGTCTGCAACATACACTCTTACTGCACCAGAAGTGGGACAGGCACAAGGTGAGGTTCAGATGATAGTAGTTAAAGTTGTTTACGAAAAAGATTACCCAGAGGAGGAAAGATATCTTAATTGGGAGTATAAGGGAAATGTTTACCCAATACACACTCTTATGATATTAACAGGAAGAACCGAGCCAGATATACCTTGGCAGGGATGGGATCTTAACTATTATTCAAATAACCCGCCAACTCCTGAATTTAGCCCACAGCCTTATCCAGTAATTGCATCACCTAATTTATCATTTGGAGGTATATTGTTCAGCAATCCTAGTGATACATATAGTGCTGAACTAGAAATATTTGTTTTTAACTAATGGCTACACCACCTCTAGTATGTAATACTATACAATTTGAAGGAGCAATATTCCAAAGATGTAATCTTCAAGTAATAAGCGGGACTACAGTTCTAAGAGAAATAAGTCTGTGCGACACTAATATAGTATTAAATAATTACTCAAGCTTTAGCGGATGTGTCTATGGTAATTCAAGTCTTATACTAAATTCTGAAGGATTAGGTGAATTATGTTTTATAATGATCAAAGCAACCTATCCCTCCGTTTTACCCGTTTCTAGTCGATTTATAAATATACTATACAACGGTGCATATATGCCAATGGCAAACCTAACTATTTTAACAGGTAATCCATCAGATATATCACCATATATGGATAATCGGGGATGGGATTTAGATCCTAATGGTAGCGATATAGAATCTCCTTTCTTTTCTCAAGGAGGGATGTTATTATACAATCCTCACTCAGTTAGAGTAAACATCGATGTTATTTTAGGAGGTAACATCTAACACGTATAAAAACTTTAAGAAAGTAAGATATATACTAAAAAAGCGAATAACAAATGGAAAAAAATATTAATCCAGAGATCAACAGATTAAATATGGAGACTTCTAAGAATGCCGCAGACTCCTTAAGAGAATGGGCTGGACTAGGATCAGAAAAGAAACCTGTTGCTTCTTCTTTCCTAAACGGTTCTACCGCTCAAATGTTAAAAGAGTCACAAATGCCAGATTTATCTACTGGTGCAAAAAATGGTGTTTCTTTTAGTTTTGGACTTGTTAATACAGTATCTGCATTAAAAAATAGCTCAGTAGGAGAACTTCCTGCTGGTAGAATCCTATTAGATAAATACGAGCATTTATTACTAGGAAAAGGTATTTCTGAAGCATTTGTTCTTGAATCTTTTATAAACGACCTTAGACCATTTTCTTGGGAAAATTCAGTAGTGCCCGTTTTAGAGACATTAAATAGAACTTTAGAAAACAGAAGAAGAGAGGTAGAAGTTCTTAAGGCTTACGAGACTATGAAGAACGCTCCAGGAAAAGAGCTTTTTTCTGATGCTACAGAACAAATGAAAAATTGGTTAGTATCTGAAACAAAATCATCAGATACATTAATTCACGGTCTTAAAAGATTCGGATTTAACCCAATGGTAAGAAATTTAGTTAGCTTCCTTTCGATGTACGAAAACGAGAACAGTGGGAAATTCAATGTAGGTTTCGATAATAACGTATGTAAAATAGAGAATGTATATTCACCTATTTACGTTAACGAAAACGAGACTATGTTCTATTCATCCGGTAAATTCTTAAAGTTAAATCAGGATAACGGAATTATTCAAGAATGCAACATGGACGAAGTCCCTGCAGAACTACAAGATCAAGCTGCTATAGTTAGTGATAGAGACGTAAAAATCGATAATAATAAAATATCATTAAACATCGGTAATAATAAGGTAGAGATCGTATTTACTAATGAATCTAAGGAGGTTTATATCGATGGTAAAAGAATAAACGAAAGTGATTTACCAGTTGCTGTTAGTGTTACTACTAATAACCTTCTAGAAGGTTCTAATAATAGAGTAGCTAAAGCAGTTTTTGTTGCTAAGAACGCTGAAGAAATAGTAGATATCGATTTCGGTAAGAAAATAAGATCTAAAGTATACGAAAACGTAGAGGTTAACATCTTTAAAACTGATAATGCTATTTATGTACAAACAGTTAATCCAGCAATGAGATTAAATAAGATGTATGAAGCAAATGCAACCCAAGCTATTTCGATAATTAAAGATTTTATTAAATACGATATTTCTGAGTCATTAACAGAATTCTTAGAAGGAGAACAAGCTTTCCTAAGTGTTATGAAAAATGACAAGAACGAGATCGTTAAAAACATCGAAATTCTAGAAGGAGAATTAAGAAAACTAGACGTTGTTAAAGAAAGCAATCCTTTATTAGCTAATTCCCAAGAACTTATTGCTTTAGAGGAGAGCATCGAAAATGAAATCGATAATCTTAAAGATAGATGGAACGAGATAAACGTTGAGATTTCAAGATTCGAAAATAGAGTTAAAGAAGTTCCTTCAGTAAATGAGGATCTAGGATATCCTATCGATACTGAAGTAAGAATCAAAAGAAACGGAAACAAGGGAAGAGTAATAGGAGTTGATGGAAATTCTAAAACTTACACTATCCTTTTTAAAGAAGGTAAAACTGGTGAATACTTTTTCTCTGACGTAGAAGATATCGATGATGAAGTTGACAGATACGACATTAAAGCTCCGGATCTTGATATAGAATACACAAACGAATCTAATCAGAACTTTGCAAATGCTCCTGGAAATAGAGGTGGTTCACATAGAGATCCTAGAATCGAAAGTTTATCTAAAAAACACATGGCACAAGCTCCTGATAAAAAAACAGGATCATCTGCTAAGTTTATAAACAACGAAAAAGGAACTATGGCAGGAACACCTAAGAGCGGTAAATCTGCACCTTTAACAGGAAGAGGAGTTAATGCTAAATCTGCTAATATGGCTGATCTTCATAGTAAAGGAAAAGGAGGATCTGGGAAAAAGTTTATTGACGGCTTAGATAATCTTGATTTAGCTAAAGCACCTAGTGCATCTATTAAAGGATCAGGCAAATTCATACAAGATCTTAAAAATATGAATCTGTCCCTGAAAGAGAGTCAAAAAAATTCTCACGTAGAAAAAGCACCTAAAGGAAAAACAGAAAAGCCTAAAAAATTTATCGAGGACGAAGACGATTTTAATCTAGCTGATGCTCACGGAAACAGCAAGAAAAACGGAAAAAGATTTGCAGAAAGCGACAAAGTAGCAAATCTATCTTCTGCTCCCAAGACAAAAAAAAAGTAAATACTACATCATTAATTGAGTCTATCGCCAAAGACCCAGACGAGGGAATTGGCAATAGACTCAATTTTGTTTTAGACGATTTAAAAAATTGTTTAGAAAAAGTAAAAGAATTAGAAACTTCTAGCGTGGAAAACGGTAGAATAGGTATAGACATAATTAAGAATTCGAGGAAAAATTTGGAAGAATTAAGGGTAGATTTAGAAAAACAGATAGAGAAACTACAAAATAATATTCCAGACCAAGAATGATATATGTAAAAAACAAAGAGTTAAAAAGAGCTCTTCTCGAAAGCAAAGAAAAAGGACAACTTACAGACGAGACCGTAAAAATGTTTACTCTAATAGTAAACGGTATGTCCAAAACACACTCCTATAGAGATAACGAAGATAGAGAAGATTGCATATCTTCCGGATTAGAAGATCTTGTAAAGTATTGGAACAGATATGATCCAGAAAAATCCGACAATCCGTTTGCATTCATATCTCAAATAGCACACAATGGGATGAAAAAGGGGTGGAAAAAAATACACCCACCTAAGTCACCTAAAACTATACCTTTCTCCAGAATAGTAAAAGAAGAGAATTCCAATTATAATGTATAGTTGTGGATATAAAAAAGTTAAAGCCTAACGGTAACTGGAAGTCTGGTAAATATATGCCAGTTAACCCCGAGAAATATATCGGTGACATACACAATATAATATACAGAAGCTCTTGGGAAAGAAAATTCTGTCAGTATTGTGATATTAATCCTAATATAACTAAATGGAGTTCAGAACCTACAGGAATACCTTATTGGTCACCAATAGATAAAAAAGAACACAAATATTTCGTAGATTACTATATACAGGTACAAAAAGCCGATGTCGTTGAAAACTGGTTAATTGAAATAAAACCAGAGGATCAATATGCTTTACACAAGAGACCAAAAGAACCAGTAGGTAACTTAACTGAAAAGAAGATAAGAACCTATAACGAAAAACTTAAAACGTGGATCACCAACAGAGCTAAATTTGAAGCAGCAACTAGATTTGCTGAATCCAGAGGATATAAATTTGGTGCTATTAATGAAAGCTTTATATTGAGATGATAGATCCATTTAAAAAAAGATTTGAAGAATATAAACTTTCTATATCCGGACTTTCCTCACCACAGGAAGAATCTTTCATGTTTTGGTTTAATAAATTCGTAAATAAAAACTCCCAATTCAATCCTCTAGATTTTTTATCAGGGAAAGTTTATTCGTTTGAATACAACGATAAACTAGAAGGAGGTAAGAAATTTATAAATAAAAGACCTGTCGTGTTTTTTACAGGATACGACAACTATGAGAGAAAAAATATATTTAGCGGATTAGATCTAATACTAATACCACCTATTTTCAGAATGTATTTTTTTGAAAGAGTACAAAGCGTTTTCCAAGATCAGATTGAAAGAAATATAAGAAAAGATGAAAATGGGGAGGGAAGAGATCAATCTCCTTTAAAAACTGATTATCAAATAATGGAGTCCATATTAAAAGGAATCCCATATAAGCACTCATATAGATCTTGGGATTTAAAAAAAGTTAGGGGCGTTGTGGAAATTCCTTTTGAAGATTGGACTAGAATAGTATATCTTGATACTAGGTCAATTGAAGGGACCCAGCTTATTGAGATATATAATAAAAATTCACAAGTCTAATGGCTGGATTGACCGACGAAAAAAAATCTTTTTTTAGCTCTATTATAGAGAACATAAAGAAAGTGGGCAGTTTTGGAATGGCATACGAAGATCTTGTCGTGAAAAACTCCCAGGCAGTTGGTATTACTGAAGCACAATTTCTACAAAAAGGAGGCATAAAAGACGAAGCTTTCTTATTTGGATTAAGGAGAGCAGATACAACAACCAAGCAATACATAGCTTATTTTGATAAGGACTATAAAAACAAAAGACATTATCTTCAAGGATTTGCACAAAATCCCGAAATAGAGTTTATCTTAGATACTATATGTGACGAAACAATAGTTTACGACGAAAAGAATTTCTGGGCTTATTTCTCATTCATGCAACACGATGATGTAGATGAGGCGGCATATGAGAAAGTACAGAAAAGATACAAAGAGGTCTATAACCTGTTCGGATTTAATCAGGATATATCAGCATGGCATTTATTCAGAAAATTCCTAGTTGATGGTAATATAGCTTTTGAAATTGTATTTGATAAGAAGGGTAAAAATATAGTAGGATTTAAGGAATTAGATCCTTGGTCTTTAATTCCAACGGTAGAAGCACAACCAGATGGGTCATTTGCAGATATCTGGATACAGTATCCGGATAATCCTGCACTTACTAGAAAGCTTTACGATTCTCAGATTATCTATATAAGTTACGCTAAAGGAGGCGGTACTGCAGCTAGAGTTAGCTATTGCGAAAGAATGATAAGATCATTTAACCTTCTTAGGATTATGGAGCACACTCGTATTATATGGAACGTTATGAACTCCTCATACAGGATGGCAATGACAGTTCCAATAGGTACTAGATCCCCGCAAAAAGCAAAACAAACGCTGGGTGAACTTATGTCAATATACAAAGAAGATATAAGATTAGATACAGATAGTGGAGAATTAAGTGTAGACGGAAGACCTAAGATACAATTCTTTAAAAACTATCTAATGCCATCATCCCCTAATGGTACACCAGATATACAACCTTTACCTGGTGGTGGTGATGCTACAGCATTCTCCGACACAACAGTACTTAAGTATTTTGCTAATAAACTTAGAATGGACTCTAAGATACCTGCTACCAGATTCGGAAGAGAAGAATCCGGATCTGAGGGTACAATTACATTTACTGCGGAGGGTCTAGACCAAGAGGAAATAAGATTTGCTAAATTTATAAACAGATTAAGATCAATATACCAGGAGATATTAATGAAGCCTCTTTGGGTTCAGTTCTGTTTAGATTTTCCACACCTTAAAAAAGATTATATTATTAAATCTGAATTTGGTCTCGATTATGTTAAGGAAAATATATTTAGAGAGGCTAAAGAGATGGAGGTAATGACTGCGAGAAAGGATCAGGTGATTAAAATATCTGCTCTTATGAATTCGGCAGGCAAAAAATACTTCAGTATGGATTTCTTAGTTGATAGATTCCTAGGCATGAAAGGACAGGATCTAGTAGCTAATAAGAAAGCAAAAGAAAAAGCTGCAGAAGAGAAGAAGAAAGCAGAAGAGGCTGCTGGAGCTACAGGAGAAGCAGGAGCTACAGGGGAAGAAGGCGGAGCAGCTGGTGGAGACATGGGAGAAATTTAATAGATAATGGCAGGATTTTTAGATAACTTAGGAAAAATTAACCCAAATATCTCCAGGATATTAAAGACCATTAGTGGTCTAGGGTCATTTGGTATGGAATACAAAGATATGGTCATAGAAGATTCCATGGCTATAGGTGTTTCAGAAGCTAACATGAGAGAAAGATTCGGATTTACTGAATCTGATGAAGATTTTATCTATAGCATAGCCGCTCAGGATACTTCCAATAGAAAGTACATAGCTTATTTTGATAAGGATTACCCGTTTAAAAGAGATTTTCTTAGAACATTTGCTTTAAACTCCGAGATAGAGTATATTTTAGATACTATATGCGACGAGGCAGTAGTTTATGACGAGAAGAATTTCTTTTGTCATCCAGCTCTAATGAGCATGGATCTAAAGGACGATGTTGTAAAGTCAATGAGATCCAATTTTAGAAAATTATATGTTCTACACAACTTTGCAAACGGTCTTACTGCTTGGCAATATTTTAGACAATTAATTGTCGAAGGATTTTTAGCTTTCGAGATAATATACTCGAACGACGGTAAAGAGATCGTTGGATTCAAAGAACTTGATGCGGTAAGTTTAACTCCCGCAGTAGAGAGAAAGCCAGACGGTACAAGAGAAACTATATGGTGGCAATATTACGGAGAAACAACCAGACAAAGAAAACTTTTAGATGCACAGGTTATTTATATCTCTTACGCTAAAGCTAATGTTGTTTCAAGGGTTTCTTATACAGAAAGATTAATAAGATCATACAACTTATTAAAGATAATGGAGCATTCGAGAATAATATGGAATGTCATGAATGCCCAATATAGAATAAAAATGACAGTTCCTATCGGAAGTAAAGCTCCACAAAAAGCCAAAGAGACTTTAGGAGAGCTAATGTCAGTATATAAGGAGGATATAAAATTAGATACCACATCAGGTGAGCTTTCTATAAACGGTAGACCCGATATACAATTTTATAAGAATTATCTTTTTCCTCAACAAGGAGGAGAATCAGTAAAGATAGAAACATTAAATGCTCAAGGTCCTAACCTTAATATAATGGATTCTGTTGTTTATTTCTATAATAAACTAAGACAGGATTCAAAGATACCTTACAATAGATTCTCATCTCGATTTGGTGTTGGATCTAATAACGTTTTTAAAACTGCTGCTGATGGAGCAGAAAGAGACGAAGTTAGATTTGCTAAGTTTATAACACGACTTAGATCTATATTCCAGGAAATAATAGTTAAGCCACTATGGATTCAGATGTGTCTAGAATTTCCCGAACTTAAAAATGACGCTGAATTTAGAAGCCAAATAGGAGTTAAATTCGAAAGTGATAATATGTTCGGTGAATCTAGAGAGATCGAACAGTTAATAAAGAAAATAGATTTCATAACAGCAATGGGAGAAATAAAAGAAACTGTAAAGGAGGAAGAGGTTCAATATTTCGATCAGGACTTTATGATAGAAAGATGGCTGGATTTAAATTATGAAGATATTCAGCTTAACAAATCCTATATTAGAAAAGCCGAGGAGGAAGGTAAATCCGGAGCAACAGGAGCAACAGGAGCAACAGGAGCAGAGGCCGGAGGAGCTGAAGCTGGAGCAGCAACAGGAGCTGAAGGCGAAGGAGCAACAGGAGCGGCAGTTTAGGAAGAAATTTCGAAAACTTATTATTTTTAGACGATATAACAATTAAATCCTTTTTGTTATTTAAAACGGATTTCTATATTAGCTAAAAATATTTTTCATGAAAAAAGAGCTGGGAATTCTCCTACAGATAGAAAATGCTACAGGAAACGGATCTCAAAAGATCAAACAAGATTTAATAAAAGATAATTATTCCAGAGAATTAGAATATCTTCTTAAAGTAGCACTAGATCCCTTTCTGACAACCAAGCTTCACAAACTACCAGTATTAGAAGAATCTCCCTATGAATTAGATACTGATCTTTTTGAAAGATTCCAGGATCTAACAAAAAGATTGTTTGATGCACCAGCAGCAAATGATAAGCTTAGAGAGGAAGCTTTTGAAATAGTTAATTGCTACGCTATATCTTTCGAAGAAAGAAAGATGCTTGGCAAGGTGTTAACAAAGAGACTAAATATAGGCATCGGAGCTAAGCTAATAAACAAAGCTTTTAACAAAGAGGTTATTCCAGACCCTAGTCTTATGTTAGCTCAGGACGACGAGGATGAGATTAAAAAATGGGAAACAATAGTCTGTGAAGAAAAGTACGATGGCGTTAGAGTTATTGCATACACGTCGGGTGAGGAGGTTAGATTTTATACCAGAGCATTCAACGAAATTCCTAATCATTACTTAGAGAAAATAGCGGAAGAGTGTATAATACTAATTAAAAACTCCGGGCTTAAAGGTGATTGGTTCTTCGATGGCGAGTTGACAGATCTAAATCGAAAAAGTGTATCTGGTAAAGTAACGCAGATGTTAAAGGGAAAACCTATGAATTCCATAGGTGATGATCTTATTTATAATGTATTTGATCTTGAAGATGGGGAAACTCTAAAGAATGGTAAAGGGGTAATCCCTTTTGATGTTAGAAGAAGTACCTTAGAGGGTGTTTTTATGACGTATAACACATCTTCTCTCACTCTAGCAGATTCTTTCTTAACTTCAGAAAAAGAAGACATCTACGCTTATTATAATAAGATAGTTGCTAGAGGTGGCGAGGGTGTTATTCTTAAAAACCCGGATCACGTTTACGAATGTAAAAGATCCAAAAATTGGATAAAACTAAAAGAAGTAAACGATTGCGATCTAATTATAACTGGGTGGTATCCAGGAGAAGGAAAAAGAGAAGGGTTAATTGGGGGCTTTTATTGCGAGGATTCAAGCGGTAAAGTAAAAGTAAAGGTTGGAGCGGGGTTTACTGATAACGATCTTAAAGAACTTAGCCAAAATCTAGATTCTCAGATAGGAAAAGTTTGTGCTATCCAATACAATGTTATTATAAACGACAAAAATGATAATTGGTCGTTGTTTTTACCAAGATTTATAGAGATAAGAAACGATAAAGATACAGCAGATGATATGAGTCAATTTTGTAATTAATTAGAATTTATGGAGAGAGAAAATACAAAGTTTGTAAAGTGGGAATGCAAGGAACACGGATTTACCGATTTCTATACGTACCGTAACGGAAAGAGATACAAGTGTGTCACTTGTGCAAGAAAACAGAGCAAAAAATGGAAGGGAGAAAACCCCGAGAGGGTGATCTATACATTAAATATATGGAACAAAAATAATCAAGAAGCACTAGAAGAATATCGAAAAAAAAAT